TCCTCGGTCAGATCCTTGACGAACACATCACCATGCCGGCCGCGGCGGTCGATGTCTTCCCAGTCCGCCATGATCCGCGCGTCGGTGCCGTCGTCGAAGGTCGGGGCGGCGCCCGCCACCATGCCGACGAGCGCTTCCACGGTGCGCGCGTAGTAGCGGGTGACCTGGGCAATACTGGCCCGCAGCTTGTAGAACCCGAGCTTTTCGTCCGGCCAGCGGGGGAGCGCTTCGGTACCGAGCGCCCGGACGGCTTTCGTGCCGTGCATCATGGCGCGCGACATCCGGCGCACGGGGGCCAAGTCCACGTACTCCGGCCGCTTGTAGTCCGGGCGGCTGTCCTTGGGCGCGTTCGCCGGGATGGTCTGCAGGTCCGTCATGGTTAGCCGATGTCGTAGGTGGAAACACTCACCGCCGACGACGCGAGGCGGTTGAACTCCTGCCAGCAGAGGTAGCCCAACGCGTCGTTGGGGTGATCGTAGCCACCGGTCTTGTCCGGGATGTTCGTCTCGGGCTTGTAGACCTGCCCGCCCAACGATTCGATGAGGTGCGCCGCCTTCGGGTGGATGCGCAGGCGCCGGCGCTCGCCGTCGAACAGCATGGCGTTCACGTTGTTCACGCGGTCGACCACGGGCGGGTGCGCGCTGGGGGCGCGGATCTCAAACCCGAAGCTGCGGATGATCGCGAAGTCGGTCTGCCCAGCCTTCGCATTCGTGTGCCGCGCGTTGCCGGCGGGGTCGGGACAGAAGATCACGCGCCGGTTGGGGTAGCGGGTCTGTATTTCCGCGCACACCTCCGGCGTGTTGCTGGTGGACACGAGCAGGCAATCCAGCACGTGGCACTCGTCCACCGCCCGCACCGCGATCACCGACGCCATCGGGTTGATGTTGAAGTCCTGCCCGACGTAGAGATCGCCGCCGAAGTCGTGGACGCTGGGGTCCACATTCCCCTCAGGAAACGGCTTGTCGAGGAACTTGGGATAGACGCGCCCGTTCCCGCCTAGGTTGTAGCTGCCGCCCCAGACGTGGGCGTACTTGTCGGGATCGGCGAGGCGCATGGCCTCCGCTTCCTTGCGCAACGTCGACGGCAGGAACGGGTTGTCGCGGTACGTGGTGTGCACCCGCACCATGCCGTCCCGCCCCGACGCGAAGAACTGGTCAACCGGGTCCGTCTTCTTGTCCGGGTTCCACGAAAACCACAGCTCGGAGCCTTCCGCCCGGATCGTGGGGATGAGCAGGTCGAGAGAGCGCTGTGAGATGCTCTGCGCCTCCTCCACCCACGCGACGTCAAAGCCTTCCAGGGACTTGATCGAGTCCGCGGTATGGTCCTGCATCCCCTCGAAGATCATCACGCCCGGGCCGCCCACCCGCCGGATCTCGGTGGTCAGGACGAGGAACAGCGACGCCACCCCCAGCTCGCGGATCTTTGCCTCGACGAGCGCCTTGGCGGAGAACTTGAGCGAGCGTTGCACTTCGCGGATGCAGACGATACGCGCGGCGGGGTTGACCACCATGCGCTCGACGGCCTCTTCGGCGAAGAAGTGCGACTTCCCCGAGCCACGGCCGCCGCTGGCCCCCTTGTACCGCGTCGGGCGCTGCAGCGGGCGCGCCCAGCGCGGGACGCGGCGGCGGAAGTGCAGCGTCATGCGGCGGGGTCGACGACTTCGTGGGTGATGCGGAGCGACACCGGGCCACCGTTCTCGCCGGTGTGCTCGACGGTCTGCGACGCCCGCCCATACCCGAACTCGGCGGCCATCTTGTACGCCTGCACGTACTGCGGGTGCTTCGGGTTGGCAAGGATGGTCCCCAGCGCTTCGCTGACCGCGTCGCGGCTCACCAGCGACCGCATGAACGCCTTGAACTCGTCAGGCGGACGGCCGGCGTTGGGCGCGCCTTTGGCGGGACCGCGACCGCGAAGCTCCGGATGAAGCTCAATCGGGGACGGCCGACGCGTCACGCTTGACTTACGCGTTGACTTTTCCACACTGCGCGGTTTACGCGGCATAGTCCAAACCCTCACCGGGGGCGATCCCCAACGCCAGTTGATCCGGATGCGGACGGGGGCCACGGTGCCCCCGCCTGACCGCAGGGACGGGCATCGCGGTCACCGGCTTGCGGTACGCGCGGGGGCCAGCGACGTACTCGCCCGGGGTGCCGCGCGTGGGGCGAACGACGACGTCGAGGTAGCGGTGGAGGACCAAGAGCCGGAGCGCCCGGCGCATGGTCCGGCGTTCGATGTCGAGGGCGGCAGCCGTGGGCCGGACCTTGATGACTTGGGGCGCGGTCAGGTCAAAGTGGGACGCCAAGTACCACCACACGAACTTGGTGGCGTGGTGGCGGCGGAGCGCGCGGGTGCGGAGGGTGCGGGTGATCATGGCAGCTCCCGGATTTCGACGAGCACGTGGGGGTCGCCCTGCTGGCGCGTCGCCGCCCAGGCGATGAACTGGTTGTCGTTGGCGAGGACGCCCGCCTGCTGCAGCGCATCCCAGACCCCGGACTGGACGTTGTCGCCGTCAGGGGAGGATTTGGAAAGCGGGTCCTGTTCCAAAAACTGGTGCATGGTGATGTGCAGGGGGCCTTTCAGCGTCGGGCGCTGGTACTGGCGCCACTGCGCTTCCAGCGCCGGCACCACGCGGGCGTACCAGGCGGCGATGGCGGCCGACTTGATGATCCGGGCCTTGCCGCTGGTGGTGCGGATCGCCCGCTGGCTGTTCTTGGCCGAGACGGGCTGGCCGGGGCAGACGAGGCGGATCAGCATGGGGGACCTCCGGTGGAAATCCGGCAATTTCGGCAAATACGCGCAACGCCGAGGGGGGTCCCTTTCGCCCCTCTCCCTCGCGTACGCGTACGCGTATCAGATAGAAAGAGAGAGAGAGTATTGTTGTTATAATTGCTACAATCCTGATGTGTAAGCACTTAGGCTGCCTCCTCGTTTGCCAGTTCTGCCAGAATTCGGAGCACGCGGGTAGGTCGTCCGGCGCCGGTGTGGGATCGCATCGTCCACTCGACGTGTCGGGTTTCGATGGCCCACGCGACAACATCGTCGCGCTCTCGGCGGGGGACGCCGGCGAACAGCGAGGCGCGGCGGAGGTCCCGTTCGCTCAGTCCTCGTTCGCCGGTGTCGCGCACGGCGGCGAGGAACCGCTTGCGGAGCAGGGCAAGGGGGCTATCCGCCATCCGCTCCTGCACCGCCGGGATCAGGCGGTCGAGCAGACTGCGCGCGACCTCAACCCCCCACGCGGCCGCGTGTGCCCCGATCCGGCGCGCGGTAGGGTCGAGGGCCAGAGTAGCGACCAATGCGAGCCGCATGGCCTGTTCAGCGGCCCGCATGGGCAGTTCGCCGAGGAGCTCGGATTCCAAAGCGTCGGCTTTTCTGTTGCAGTCCCGGCGGAAGGCAACGAACAAAGCCTGAGCGTCGCCGTCTATGGCCAGCCGGAGCGGGTCTGGGAGGTTGTCGGTCCGCGTGAGGATGTCCAAGTCCCCGCGGGGACGCAGGAGTTGGGTGCCCCACTGGGTCACCTCCTCCGGGACCGGATCGCTGGCGGGCATCGCGAAGTCGCCGCGGGAGACCGCGGGCTCGATCACGAGGAACCGGTTAAGGAAGCCGGAGGCGACCCGGGCCGACTTGAGGGCGCCGTAGAACATCGCGGGGGTCGTGAGCCCCACCATGGTGAGCGCGGGCCGGTCGACGAACTTGCGCTTGGCCGAGTCGAGCTGCTTGGGGCTCATGGTCAGCGTGGCGTACTGCGGGGATTGCGCGCGCCCATGCAGTCGCCCGTAGAGCTCCATGAGTTGCGTGAGGACGCCGTCCTTCATGGTGGCGCCGTCGGAGGCGCCACTTGCCCCAGCGAGGAACTGCCCGAACTCGTCCAAGACGGCGACCTGTTGCGGGGCTTGGAGCAGGCCGGAGAAGACGGCGGAGTCCGACGTCCATTTGTTCGGCCCGATCAGCGCGTCGGCGCCGGCGGCCGTGCAGACGTCTTCAATGGTCTTGCGGACATGTTCCTTGCCCGTACCACTTTTCCCGACCACGAGGAGGTACAGGCTGCTGTAGTTGTTCGCCTCGGTGACGTAGCGGCGGGCGGAAAAGACCGACCCGATGGACAGCGCCGCGGCCACGGCATACCCGCGAACCGGGTGGGGGGCGGTGGCCAAGCTCCACTGCGCGATCGTTTCCAAGGTGCCCGGCAGGGCACTCGCCAAGGGGTCGCTTGGGGCCACGACCGCAGCTGGTCGGACGGGGGCGGGCGGCGTTGGTCGGACAAGGTGAACGGGCGGGCGAAGGTCGAGGACCGGCAGCGGCCGACCGGCCAAGGCGGCCAGCTCGCGGAGTCCCGGCCGCTGCCAGCCGGCCAGCGTCGCCCGGTGGTAGATCGTCGCCGTGGTCAGCCCGTCTGGTCGGCCGTGGAAGGACGCCCAGACGCGGCGGGCATCTTTCGCGTCGTACTTGGCGGAGGTCTGTGACCAAGCGTCCCAGAGAGCAAACCCGGCGTCATCGTCCCCCGTCTGGTGGAGCGCCAGCCCGACTTGCACCCACGCGTCGCGGTGGTCGGAGGACAGGGCCAGCAGCGCAGAGCGGATTTCCTCGATCTCGAACGGGTCGAGTGTGGCCGCGACCCGTCCCGTGGTGGCGCCTTCCTTGGGGATACGGGTATGGAGCAACCCCATGAGCCACGACGGCACGGGGGCGAGGGCCACGTCCTCAAGGTGGCTGAACGCGTCCCATGTGTAGGCGCGGCCAGAAACATGGGTGGACGGCGGGGCGATGACGTAGCCGTTTTCGGCGCGGATGTCCAACCCCGGGCCGATCGCGTCCTTGCTCGAGGGGATGGACACCCCCGGTGGCATCTGGAAGTAGAGGTGCCGCCCGCCTGATCCGGTCAGCGCCTCCACCGTCTCCGGCGTCTCCCCGTCGGCGTGGACAGTCAGCAGCCGGCGCCACGTGGCGGGGCCGTCGCGCCCTTCGTGCGGCTTGTCGTCGATGTCGATGACGAGCAGCCCCGACGCGTGGCCGGTGCGGATGGCGATGTTGGCGTCCGGCTGCTGCGTCCACCAGCGGTCGATGTGCGCGGCGAAGGCGGACGCGCCGTGGAGCCCGTGCGTGATGATGCTCCGGAGCGGGTGCTTGCCCGGGCTCTTGCACTCCGGATCGCCGCAGCCGCATGAGCGGTCGTAGACCGGGAACGTGGGCAGGACGTGCCACCCGCGCGCCCCGTAGGACAGCGCGGCGGTCTTGAGCGTAGGGTCGGCGGTGTGCAGAGAGAGCGTCATGCCGCCCGCCACTGCGTGCGGTTGCCGGCTTCCTTCCAGAGGCGGTCCCAGGCGGGGACCAAGGCCAGCACGGACCCTGTCCGCCAAGACGTCGTCACCGGCGAGTTGCCGAAGACTGCAGGGGCGGGGTCATAGGCGCCGTCCATCATGGACCACGCGGGGTGGTCGTGAAAGTCGTCGATCTCGAGGTACGGCTTCACCTCGGCGTAGAGGCGGCCGGTGGGGGTGGTCACCAGAAAGTCCGGTGCCCATCCCGCGAGCTCGATGGGTTCGTACTCCCATGCCCAGCCCGCGAGGTCGAAAAACGCCGCCCAGCGGGATTCCAAGCGCGAACGGAAGCGCACGCCGGCGTAGGTGGTGGGGTGCGCGAGCACGGTGTAGGGTCGTGGCATTGGCAGGGGGGTTCCTCAGAAAGGCAACAGGTCGTCAGCACGCAGCGCCGCGTCGAAATCGACGAACGCGTCACACCCGATCAGCCGGATCTCGTCCGGCGGCGTGGCGTTCCACTGGGTGCACGTGGACAGGATCTCGTCCCACTTCGCGCAGAGCACGCACGGGCCGTTGGTGCGTAGCGGTGCGGTGGGCGTTTGGGGGTGGTCATGGAACCGGCGATTCACGACCCGCTCGAACTTGCCGTCCGGTTCGAGGGCGATGGCAACGGGTTTTTCGAGGGATGAGGTTCTCCCCAACGCCTCGTCGATGGT